CCCCACGGTCTCTTCCGGACCCGCGAACTCACGGGCACGCCCGTACACCCGGAACCACTCGCCGGCCCGGTAGACGCGCAGGACTGCGAGCTCGCCCGGCGCCAAGGACCGGGCCCGCGCCCACGCGCCGCCCAGTTGACGGGCGAGCGCGTAGGCGCCGGCGTTGTCCTCCGCGTCCGTCGTGATGTCGAACGTCCACGTCGAGGAGCCAAGGTAGTCCCGGCCCGGGATCGTGCCGTGCCGGTGCGGGGCCGGCACCGCTTGCGAACGCACCGAGGCTGCTGCCCGGGACACGGAGGCGACCATGTAGCCGCCCTCGCGCCTGCCGCCGAACGTCACACCCTCGAGCTCGTAGACGGCGCCAGCCGTCGGATCGAGCGCCATCGGCTACCCCCTGCTCCTGGCCCGGACGCCGCGCTCCCGGGCCTTCATCGCGAAGTCGATAGCACCGACCACCCGGCCGGCGTCCCCGTTCTCCACGGTCACGACCGCGGCGGGGCCGGTCGCGTAGGCCGGCCACTGAGCCTCGCCGTTGGCGATCGCCTCGAGCTGGCGCCACTGGTCGCCGGTGAGGATCGCCTCCGGCTCGCCAGAGAGGTTCAGCGCGGCGTGGCCGTGCTCGAGGATGCCGCCCTGGTCGAACAGCCCGGTCATCGTCGGGTTGATCGGTGCCTGAAAGTTCCCGCGGTTGACCTCGAAGTGGAGGTGCGGGCCGGTGCTGTTCCCGGTGTTGCCGGACAGGGCGAGGATGTCGCCCCGGTTGAAGGCCTGGCCATCGGCCGCGAACACGCGGCTGAGGTGCCCGAAGTAGGCGCCGAAGCCGTTGGCGAGCATCATCATCAGGCCCAGGCCCGTGCGGCCGGCGAGAGTGCCGAAACCGGACCGGATGACCTGCCCATCGAACGGGGCCCGCAGCTGGGTGCCGACCGGCATGGCAAGGTCGATGCCGGCGTGCATGCCACCCCACCGTGGACCGAAGCGGCTCGTCACGGGGCCGGGGCCGGGCCTGAGCCATCCGCCGCCCGCACCAGCGCCCGCAACGCCGGCACCGAGCATGGCCGGGTCGAACTTGTCGACGCCGGACATGGTCCGGGCGAGGTACTCCTCGTCCTGGCCACGGATCCAGTCCATGAGCCGGTCCTTGACGTTGACCATCGCACTGCCCGCGAGCTCACCGAACCGGCCATGCTCAGCCATCCGCCCGGCGATGCCCTCGAAGATCGGGCCGAGCAGAGCGTCCGCCGCCGAAGCGAGCGCCCCGCGAGTCCACCTCAGTGCCGCGCCGGCGGCGTCGGTGACGGCGCCCCACGCGTCCGACACCCAGTCCCCGGGGCCGCCCATCGGGGCGAGCGCCCGCGCCGGGGAAGGTCCGGCGAGGATCTGGGACTGCTGGTCGGTAAGGTCGCGGCCGGCGTCGAGCGCGGCGAGCGCCTCGGCGGTCTGGCCGGCGGTGTAGACGCGTCCGGGGGTGGTCAGGTCGATGAGCTCGGGGCCCTCTTCGCCGACGAGCGCCCACCCTGGGGAGGCGTAGCCTCCTCGGGCGAACGCCCGGGGTGCGAGGCCCCTGGTCGTGGAGCCGCGCTGGACTGGCGCGGAGGCGGGTGTGCCGCCGAACTCGCCGATCTCGTCTGCGCGCTCGAGCTGGCTGGCGCCGATGACGCCGGCGACTGCGTTGTAGGCCTTGCGGAGGCCCGCGTTCCACACGTAGCGAATCACCCAGTTGATCGGGGTGCGGAAGAAGTTGGCGACCCGGTCGAAGGCTCGGCGCAGGAAGTCGACTCCGGTCTCCACGCCGGGGACAACGGTGTCGGAGATGAAGGAGCTCATCGCCTGCCAGACGGGCTTGATGGTCGCGTTCCAGATGTCGGAGATGACGCCGCCGACGGTCTCGAACACGCCCGTGACGGCGTCCTTGAAGGAGTTGAAGGCTCCGGTGAGGTCGCCGTTGAGGATGGACTGGATCGTGTCGAAGATCGGCTTGATGACGTTGTTCCAGGCGCTGGAGATGAAGTCGCCGATTCCCGCGAAGGCGGGGCCGACGACGTTCTGCCACAGCCCGGTGATCGCCGGGCCGACCTTGTTGATGATGATGTCCTCGACCTTGTTGAAGATCGGTCGGCCGACGTTGTCCCACCAGGCCTGGATCGTCTCGCCGATCTCGGTGAACGCTGGCTTGATGACGTCCTGCCAGAGCTCGCGGATCGTGGGGATCACGTAGTCCTGGATGACGCCCCAGATGCCCATGAAGGTGGGCTCGACGTACTCGGTCCACATCGTCTGCGCGCGGTCCCCGAACTCGACCAGTGCCGGCACGATGACGTTGGTGAGGGTGTCACCGAGGGAGGTCAGGGCAGGGCCGATGTACTCGTCCCACATGTCCCCGATCCAGGAGAGCACGGGAGAGACGTAGGAGTCCCACGCCGAGGACAGTGCCGGGAACGCGGACTCGGTCAGCCAGGCCATGCCGTCGCCGAAGGCGCTGAAGACTCGGCTCGCGATCGGCTCGAGCACGACGAGCACGTTGTTCTTGAACAGCTGCCACTGCTCGGCGAAGTCCATCGTCTCCTCGCCGGCGCCGAGGATCGTGTCCTCGGTCATGCCCGCGACGGACGCCAGATCGTCCATGGCGAGAGTGCCGTCCTGGATCGCGCCAATGAACTGGGTCGCGTTGCGGGTGCCGAACACCTCGCCCGCGAGATCGATCGCGGCCGCCTGATCCCCGGCAGCGAGGAAGGCGTCGATCTCGTCCACGGTCCGCCGGAAGGCCTCCGCGGGCTCCTCCCCGTCGCGGGCCAGTCGCACGAGCGACTGCGACATGCCCATCATCATCCGGGAGGAGTTCAGGCCCGCCCGGTCGAGGTTTCCGACCAGGGCGGCCGTCTCCTCGAAGGAGAAGCCGAGCTGCTGCACCGCGGGCGCGTTCGACGACACCTGGGCCGCGAGGTCGTTCATTCCGATGCCCGTGGCCTGGGAGACCCGGAAGAGGTGGTCCATGGCCCCGGAGACCTGGTCCGACTCGAGACCGAAGGCGTTGAACGCGGAGCTCACGCCGTGGATGTCGACGTCCTCGCCAAGGATGCGGCCCGCCTCGAGGACCTGGCTCGCCACGGTCTCGAGATCGTCGCCGGTGAGCCCGAGCCGGGTGTTCAGGTCTGCGACCGCGGTGCCGATGTCCTCGAACTGGGCTGGCACCTGGGTGCCGACCTGCCGCGCGGACTCCACCAGAGCCTCGAGGTCGTCGCCCGTGGCACCCGTTCCGACCCGGATCGTGTCCTCGACCTCGTCGAAGGTCTCACCGATCGAGTACAGGGCACGCGTCGCGGCCGCCGCGCCGGCGCCGATCGCCGCCACGCCCGCGAGCGCCGCGAGTCCGAACTTGCGGCCCGTCGAGCGCCCCGTTCGTTCGGCGGCCTGCTCGGCGCCGCGGAGCATTCCCGGCCCGAAGCCGGACATGTCGGGAAGTACCGGGAGCCAGACGGCGGAGTCCTGGGACATGGCAGACCGCCCCCTCTCTGATCAGTCGGTGCTGGTGGGGGCCTGCGCGTGCTTCTTCGCCCATCGGCGTTGAGCGTCCGAGATCGATTCCGCGAGCGCCGCGCGTGCGCGGCGACGCCTGGTCTCTTCGAGTCGGTGGCTCGCGGTACGGGGCCGTGGGGCAGGTACGTGCGCGGGGATCTGTTTCTGTCCCGTCGCCTGGGCCGTCAGGACGTCGAGGGTTCGCTTCGCGATGTCCGCGAGGTCCGTCAGGAGCTCGACCTCTTCCGACCAGGCCGACACCCTCGGCCCCGTGGGGCGCAGGATGTCGGCCTGGTCGTCTGCCTGCCTTGCCGCGAGTGCGATCGCGAGATCGTCGTCGTCGGCCTGGGCCTGCCCGAGCTGGGACGCCCGGGGCATCGCGCGGATCAGGGCGGAGAGCTTCCGCCACGAGTGCGCGCCTTGGAAGAAGGCGATGAGGTCGAGCCCATAGAACCGGTGCAGGTCGACCTCGATGGCCTCGCCGTACCGGTCAACGGTGTGGATCAGGGACGGGAGCGCGCTTCCCCCGCGGGCTTGTACCCCGCGCCGATGAGCTTCTGCACCTTGCGGGGATCGCGCTCAGTGATGGTGCCGCCCCCGGGCCCCTCAAGGCGGATCTCCTCGGTGAGGCGGAAGTGCACCATGATGTCGGTGACCAAGTTCTGCATCGCCTCGAACGGTGCGCGGCTCACGAGCTCGCGGATGCGTGCGTAGTGGTCCCCGGTCAGGGCCGAGAGCATGGCCTCGCTGTCCCCGGACCGGTAGGCGCGGGACCACTGGATGATCGCCGCCCCAGAGGGCGCCGCGATCGTGAGGACCTCGTCCTTGGAGACCGGGAGCTGGAACGCCTCGATGCGCGCTTCGTCGGCGTACTGGTCCCACGTCTTGAACTCGCTCACTTGCCCCCCTCGGCCAGCTTGTAGCCGGCGGACAGCAGGTTGTTGACCTCGGTCGGTGAAGACGCCACATGGCGGCGGCCATCCGGCGCGGTCATCTCCGTCCGGGTGCGCTTCGGCTTCTCGGCCTTGCTCGAGGTCGCCGGCTTGCGCGCGGCAGCGGGCTTCGAGGACTTCGCGGGCGTGGTCGTGTCAGGCATGGTCGTCTCCTTGGGTGTCGTCTGGCCGGTCGTCGTCTCGGTCACGGGGTGCCCCCTGCGGGGTCAAAGCCCATGCCCTCGAGGCGGGCCTCGGATCCGCACCACCACGTGCGCAGCGACGTGCCCGCGTTCGGGTCGACCATCGCGCCGAAGTTGCACGGGTAGAGCCACTCGCCGTCCTCCGACCACCGCTGGTCGGAGAACTCGGTCATGGTCGCCCGCGGCAGGTAGCGCACCTGGTGGAGGACGTCGGCGCCCACGCCGTCCTGCGCGATCGCCAGGACCTCGTACTCGATGAGGCCCGGACGGGCCGGCGCGTCGTAGGTGACCGCGCCGCCGGCGATCTGCTTGACCTGGTCCGCGGGCAGCGACTCGTACAGGGCGAGCGTCGCGCGGTTCGACTCCTGCGCCGTGAAGCGCAGACCTCGCACGTCCCCGGTGACGTCCCGTCGGGTCGGCTCGGCGTAGCCGGCGGACTCGGTGTCCGCGACAGTCGTCGACCGGGACCACGTCGACCCGTCGGCCTTGGTGATCAGACCGACCGGGATGAAGTTCGGCGGGATGATCAGGCCACCGTCTTCGGCGTCCCACACGGACTCGATCGGCGTGATGGCCTGCCCTTTGACGCGGGGCTTGATGAGCACGGTCTGCTCGAGGGCCTTGAAGATGTTGTCGGGGTTGTCGTTCGCGTTCTTGAACTCGGGCAGGGTGATAGACATAGCAGCCCCTTTCAGGGTCAGAGGATGGGAGCGCCCCACCGGGCGCGATCGTCAGCCGCGACGAATGCGACGGACGTTGACGCGAGCCGACAGCACGGCCCGCTCGATAGCCGGGTTTCCCCAGCTCACAGCGGTCGGCCCGCTGGCAGTGGAGATCGAGTCGAACTGGACGCCGGCGACCTTCTGGCCCCCGAGCGCATGCATCGCCAACCGGCACTGCTCCGCGAGCGCCCACATGTGCGACTCGCTGGCGGCGAGGACGTCGAGGTCGATCACGGTCGAGGCCGTGATGTAGTCATCCGACCCCGGCCCGCGGCTGACACGGATGAACGGAAGGTGCTCCTCGAGCCGTGGCGGTGTGGCCGTGGACACGCGTCCCGGCGGGACGTCCAGCCACGCGTGCAGGTGGGCGATCACGGGAGGAAGCACGTTCGGGAACGGCTGCACCGGATCACCACCTATCGACCTGCTGGACACCCGGAGTCGTGCGGAACTCCTCCGCCGCCCGACCGAGCACTCGGCGCCGGTCGACCCGCGACGTCCCGTACTCGGCCTCGGCGTTGTTCGACCGGACGTCGACGACCGGGCGGCCGGTGGACTGCCGCTTCTCCTCGGTCGTGAACTCGGCGTCCACGTTGTCCGCGGCCGCGAGTTGCTCGGCGCGATCCCGGACCTTCTCGGCGTGATCCTTCAAGTGCTGGACCACGTCCGGGTTGACCATGGCCTGGCGGATCAGGTCCTCGTTGATGGTCACTCGAGCGCGAGGCGGGCTCATCCCGAAGCCCTCGCGACGGCGACCTTCTGGAAGCCAGGCACGAGGAAGCCTCCCGGCTGCCGGCCCGCCTCACCGTCGACCTCGTAGTCCAGGCCGTCGATCACGATCGCGTCATAGGCGTCCAGGTCCACGTCAAGATCAACCGCGACCCAGTACCCCCACACGACCTGATCTCTGGCGTTCGTGTCCTCCGTCGAGCTCCGCGGCTCGTACCAGGCCCGGACGGCCGTCGTCGTGGGCGGACCGATCACCGGCTTGCCGTACTCGTCGAAGACCGGCTGGCCGGCCTCGTCGCGTACCTGCTCGCCCGGCTTCTTGAGTCCGACGCTCTGCGTCATCAGCCCGATCACGGCTGCCACCCCAGGGTGTAGGCCGCGAGCGGGGAGTCGCTCAGGATCGCGCTCGTGTCGAGCGAGACCGACCGGCCAAGAAGCGACTCCTGGCGGACCCGACCGCCCGTGCGCACCGCGGCCGCACGGTCCGCGACGATCTGCAAGACGTCCTCCGGGCACTCCTCATAGCCGTGCTTGAACTCGACGCGGATCCACACCGGAGGCGCCTCGGTGAACAGCAAGATGCCCTGCTCCACCGACCACCACGGCTGCGAGTCCGGCCGCCAGGGCTCAGGCGTGCCCGTCAGGGAGAGCGCCTCGATGCTGGTGACCTGGGCGAGCTTGAGCGTCGGGAGGAGTACCTCCCGCGCCCCGCCCGTCCGGATCACCGACGTCGTCGTGACCTCGGGGGCAATGTGCCACCGGCACTCGGACCGGACCGACGCCGCGGCAGCCTTGACCGAGGCGGCAGAGAACGGGGCGCCGGCATACCCCGACAACGCGTCGGGAGTCGTCAGATCGTCCACCACAGCGCCCCCTCCCTCTACTTCGTGGCGCCGGCGGCGCCCGCCTTGTTCGCCGGCTGGCGACCCTGCTTTGCTCCCGCGGACTTCTCGGCCTCCGCCTTCGCAGCCGCCTCGGTTTCCACCTTCGCAGCGGCGTCGCGGGCTTTGGCTGCCCGGACGGCGGTCTTGTCGGCGTTCGTCAGGCCGCGCTTCTTCGCGTCCTTCTCGGTCAGCTGCACCGTCGTGCGGTGCTTGCCAACCTGGATGTCGTACCGGTCCAGTGCCATGCGAATCTCCGATCGTTGAGTGTCGGTGACGGCGCCCGCCCGGGGGCCACGATGGGCTCGCCCCGGGCGGGCGCCGCGACTGGGTGGGGTCAGGCCGCGACGTCGGTGACGACGAACGCCTGCGGACGGGTGACACCGAAGGCGACGCGCTCCTCGGCGAGGACCGCGACCAGGTTGCGGATGAAGAAGTCCGCGTGGCTGTCGGAGATCGTCACCGTGGTCTGCTCCCGGTCCCACAGGACCGAGCGGGAGAAGTCCCCGACGAGACCCTGGCCGGCATCGATCGCCTCGGTCTCCACGATCGGCAGACCCCACAGCGTGCGGGGGCCGAGCGCGAACGGGCCGGCGGAGAAGTACTTCCCCGTCGAACCGTTCTCCCGGGCGAGGTCGACCGTCTCGACGTCCTCCGGGTTCAGGAGCACCGCGTTCGGGACGACGCGGCCCACCGTGCGGGCCTTCGTCATCGCCTTGCGCACCGACCGGAAGATGTCCGTGTCGAAGGCCTGCGCCTGGATGCCCGAGGTGTTGAGGATGCCCGGCAGGTTCTCGCCCGTGCCGTCACCGTTGAGGATCTGGTCCTCCTCGGTCTCGGCGATGTCCGCGGCGAGCTCGTCACGGATCAGGCCCTCGAGCTGGGCCGCGTCGGCGAGCGCCCGCTTGGTGGCCGGCACCCACTCGGCGATCGTCTTCACGGTCGCGGTCTCGCGCTCGAAGGCCCACGAGCCCTCGGGCTTGACGCCGGCCTGGGCGATGGTGACCTCGCTGCCCTCTGCGCCGGACCCGACGGCGGCGGAGGTGGAGGCCTCCGGGACAGGTGCGGCGGCATTGGTGTGCGAGGTCTGGCGGACGTACTCCACCGTGTCGGAGCCGGTCTGGCGGACCGAGATGATGTCTCGGACCGTCAGGGGCCGGCGGCCAAGCATCTCGATGATGCCGGTCTGCTCCGGGGTGACGAACGCACCGGCGGAGGTGCCGGAGCCGCCGGTGAACAGCGACTTCACCGCGATCGGGTCGGTGGAGAAGTGGGCGCGCTCGGGGACGTTGACCGACCCGTCAGCCTTCACGTAGGGCTTGATGGCGGCCTTGAAGGCGTCCGACTGGACGACCTGCACGCCGAGGTTCTCCACGCGCTTGACGCGGTCCTCGTGGCTCTTCTGCGCCTCGACGTCGGCGACGGCGTTCTTCCCGATCTCCGCGGCGAGGGACTTCGCCTCGTCGAGGATCGCGGCGTCGGCCTTCGCGGTCTTGATCTGGTCGAGAAGGCCGCGGGCCTTCTCCATGACCTCGTCGTAGTCGTGCTTCTCGCCCTCGGTCATCATTCGCTCGGCGTCCGACGCCGGCTTCGCGATGTCCTCGGCCTGCTTGATGGCGGCGATCGCCGCCTCCTGCAGGGTCTTGAGCTTCGTGCTCATGGTGTCCTCCTTGGACGGTGGATGGTCAGATCAGTGCCTCGAGCTGGATGCCGAGACGTTCCAGCGCCAGGGAGTCGACGGAAGGTCCGCTGGACTTCTCACGGGCCCCGGGCGTGCCGGGGGTGGCGAGGCAGTCAGGGCCGGTGGCCTTCTCCTGGTCGGTGCCCTCGGCGGCCTCGATGACGGCCCCGATGGCGTCCTGCGCGGAGCGCAGGGAGTCGATGTGCTTGGCCGCGAGGACGCGGCCTTCCTTCTGCCCGGTCGCGATCTGGGCGGCCAGGGAGCGGGATGCTGCCTCGGCGGCCTTGACCGCGAGGATCTCGGTGGACTGGTTCGCGCCGATCGGGACGACGGAGACCTCGTAGAGGGAGAGCTTGGTCAGCTCGACGAACTTCTCGCCGTCCTCGGTGACCTCGGACGACTCGAGGACGTCATAGGCGAAGCTCATCTGGTTGATGCGCCGGCCCTTGACCAGTCGGTACACCTGCTTCGCCTTACCCGTGTCGGCCTCGATGTCGAGACGCCCGGTGACGAGCAGCCCGTGGTCGTCCTCCTCGGCCTTGACGATGTGCCCGATGTTGAAGTCGGGATCGTCGAACCGGTGGCCGAACAGCAGCGGGAGTTCCGCGTCGCCCTTCGACCACTCGTCCAGGGTCTCGGTGAACGCGCCCTTGCGGACGACGTCGCCGTAGGCGTCGACGTTGTCGAACACCGACGCGTAGGCGGTGAACGTGCCCTCCTCGAGCCCGTCGTCCGGGCCGGCCTTGACGCCCGTGAGAGGCGCGAACTTCGTGTGCATCATGGTTCCTTTCGCCCTCGCGGGGTGGTCAGGGGATCTCTACGTCGAGCGCGCACTGGCATCCGGCGACCTCGTCCACGTCGCCGTCGATCGATCCCGGGTACTGCATGCCGTTGCTGAACGGCTGCCCGACCGGGACCGTCTCCCCGTGCATGGCCGCATGGCTCGCACGTGGGTTGCTCGAGGTGACAACCCACGTCTTGGTCGCCTTGCTCGGTGCGAGCTGGCGAGCTGCCTCACGCACCCCGAACGCGGCCACCGACGTCGCGAGCGCCGCACCGGCGGACAGCGAACGTGCCTCCTCGGCGACGTCGAAGACGTGGTCGACGGCGTCGGCCTCGGTGAGGTCCTCGGCGAGGTCGGCGAGCGCGTCCTCGATCTGGTTGCGGGTCGTGTCGTTGATCCACGTCGCCCGGGAGGACGCGACGGCGGCCAGGAACTTCTCCGTGCGCTCCTGGTCGTAGTCGTCCGGCGGGAAGCCCAGATCGTTCGCGGCGGCGCGGCCCTTGCGGGTCGCGAGCGCCGTGATGAGCGGGAGGATCGCGTCAACGAGGGCGTCGTCCCACGCGTCGGCGTCCCACCAGTCGCCGCCGTCCTCGAGCAGTCGGATGACCTGCTTGCGCTGCGTGGCGAAGAAGTCGGTGAGCGCCTTGATCGCGTCGTCTCGCTCGCTGTCGGTGACCTCGGTGCGGGCCTTGCGGGCCGGCTCCTTGGTCAGTAGCGCGGCCGCCTTGCTCGCGGGGAGCATGACGATCGCGTTCTCGCGCATGCGGGTCGAGTCGGTCGGGGAGGCCTGGCCGCCCTCGGCGACGTTCAGCGGCACGATCAGCTCGTCGCCGCCGTCGATCGCCGGCAGGTTCTGCCGGGCCCGGGCCTCGTTGCGGGTCATCCACGGGCCACCGGTGGAGGACTGCAACGTGGTCGCTTCCTCGGCGAAGTCGCCGCGGAGCTTATCCCGCAGGTTGTACTCCACGTACAGGTCATCGGTGTCCGGGAACTCGGGGAAGAGCTGAGCCATGAGCTGCTCCTCGAACTGGGTCAGCCACGGCCCGAGCGTGTCCTGGTACAGGTGCTTGTGCTGCTCGCGGATGTTGGAGAACGTCGCGTGATCGAGAATCCCGATCAGGGGCGGAGGGATGAAGTACGCGGCCGCGACCTCTTCGCGGGCGAGCTTGCGGACCTCCACGTACTGCAAGGCCTTCGCGTCCTGCCCGGCAGGCACGAACTCCATGCCGTCCTCGAGGATCGGCGTGCCGCCACTCTCGGGACCATCACCGGAGTACTGCGAGCGCCAGGACGACTTGAACCGCTCGCGGGCGGTGTCCGACCACGGCTGGGTCGTAGCCGGCCGCTTCAAGTAGCCCGAGACGCGGGCACCGTTGCGGAGGGTCTGCTCCCGCATCCGGCCGGCCGCGTACTCCTCGGCGAGCATCTGGCGCAGGGACTCGATCGGGGACTCGCCCATCGAGTCCGCCGCCACGGAGTAGCCGTCGAGGACCACGAGCGCGTCGCGGGAGACCTCCTTCTTGCCGGAGACGCCGCGGATCGTAAACCGCTGCGCCCCGAGGAGGCCCATGTCGTGGGGCTGCACCCACGTCGGAGGCACCCGGACCAGGCCGCCGACCTGTCCGTTCTCACCCTTGACCGTGAGGGCGTAGGCGACGTCGTAGATCGCCTTGTCGCGGGCCAGCGCGTCGAACAGGTTGAACCGGGTCGAGCCGGGTGCTGGTTGGGCGAGCAGGCGGGCGATCGGGTGATCCGTGATCCGCTCGCGGTCGGTGTCCGACACGCGGCGGAACGTCTGGAGCTTGAGACCGGCGATGTTCCGGCCCAGGAAGGTCACGACCGTGCGGACGGACGGCTGCTTGCGGAAGATCTCCCCGTAGGCCTGCGTGAGGCCCTCGGCGAGCTGGATCGAGGTCCGCATCATCGGCTGCTGGTGAGCCAGCGTGCGCACCTGCCCCTGAGAGACAACGAACGGCATGCGTCACCGCCTCTCAGAGAACCTGAATGAAGTCGAGCTCGGTGGCGTCGACGAAGACCTCGCCGTCGACCGGCGTGCTCTTACCTGCCTCGGCGATGAGTTCCGCGTTCCGCAGGACCAGGACGCCGCGACGACGCTCGACGGCCACGCCGATGACTGCCTGCCCGGACTTGAGGTTGGCGACGACGTGACGGGCCTCCAGGCGCCTCCAGGGCGACCTCCGCGAGCTCGTGGCCACCCAGAGGTAGCCGCCCGCAAGGGCCAGGTTGAGGACGATGAGGACGATCAGCGCTGCGATCAGCACGCGCCCCTCCCTTCATCACGCGAGCATCAGGTCGCGCTCTTCGTAGACGGACGGTGGTGCCTCTTCGGGCGGCAGGCCGGCGAGCCACACGGCCCCGGTGATGGCCGCGAGCGGGGCCGCGTCCACCGGGGACTTCGCGCGGTCGATGATCACGACGCCGTCACCGGCGGCCTTGGTCTGGGCGTTGTCCGCAGCGATGTCGAGGACCGGCTGGGGCAGGTGCCACAGGCGGCGGGGCCGCGCGTCCGGTGTCTCGTCCTCGGACGGCTCCCACAGGTGCGCGTGCACGAGGTCCCATAGCTCGGAGAACGCGGCACCGAGCTGGGGCCCGGACCAGTCGACGAGCTCGACGCCTGGGATCGCTCCGAGGTCGGCCAGCAGGTTCGACACCGGTGCGCCACGCGTCTGCGCACACACCCGCATCGGGTTGTCCGGGGTCGCGCGTTCGCGGAACCAGTCCAGCGCCCACTCGATCCCGGCCTTCGAGGCGGCGATCTCGGCATGCACGTCGCCGTCCTCACGGTGGCCCGCGACCGCGATGTGCGCGGCCCCACGGTCCGACGAGACGTCCAGGCACCACGCCAGCGCCGCATCCTCCGGGATCGCCGATGCCGGGTCCTCCCCGGCCTTCCATGCCCCGGTCGGGAACGGGCCCACCGTGTCCCGGCCGGGCCACTGACACATGACCTCGGTACGGAACACGAACTCGTCGTCCGACTCGAGCGCGGCCGCGAGCGTGCGCTCGAAGATCGTGTGCCCCAGCGACGGGTTGGACTCCGCCCACCCGTCACGGTCGTCGACCGCCCGGTCAGGGGCAGCGGACCACTCGAAGATGCCCAACGATGACGGCTCGGTCTCCTCCGCCTCGTCCGGTGCCGTGGACTCGACCGCGGTCGCGATCTTGTCCGGGTCCCCAAGAGCCAGGTGTGCGACCTGCCGGAGGTGCCGCAGCACGACCGACGTCGCGTCACCGGCGTTGGACAGCGCCCAGACCTGCGCGTAGGCGCGTGCGAGGGTGGTCTTGGTGATCGCGCCCCAGGCCGCCCACGTCTGGTGCTCGCGCAGCTCGTCCAAGATGCACAGGTCTGAGGACAGCCCACGGCCGCCGCGACGATTCGCGGCCTGCACCCGGTACCGGTGGCCGGTCCTGGTGCGGTCGTCGTTCCACAGCTCGAGCGCCTTCTTGCCGTTGACCTCGACGATCTTGTTGATCATCGCGTCGAGCTCCGGCACGTCCTGCGCCATGTCCACCGCGCCGCGCCAGACCTCTTCGGCGATGTCGAGGTTCTGCGCCGTGCCGATCACGAGGCTGACCTGACGGACGTACAGGAAGAACAGGGCGAGGATCTGCGCCAGCGTCGACTTGCCGTTCTGCCGGGCCACGAGCACCACGACCGTGCGGAACCGGAACGTGCCGTCCGGCAGGAGCTCGAGGGCGTGCGTCAGCAGCCACTTCTGCCACGGCAACGGCTCGATCCCGAGGACCTCGCGGGCGAACTCGATAACCGCGAACCCCAGCGTGGTCGCCGGTGTCAGAGGGCGCAGCGGCGGAGTGAAGATCCGCGGCGTCTCCGACCCGAGGCGCTTAGGTCTTGCCGCCCGCGATCGACCGGAGGTGCGAGAGCTTGCCGCCGCCACCCGCACCACCTCCCACGAGCTTCCGCGACGTCGGCGTACCGCCGAGCTCGCGCAGCACGTTCAGCATGTGCGGACCCAGGTTCAGTGCCTTGACCACGTTCTTCCCGTCACCGGACTCGAACGCCTGATCGATACCGTCAGCGAACCGACGAGCCAGCTCGACCGCCGCCCCGTCCGACGTCGCGAGCCACGACATGCTCTGCACCGCCGCGTCC